ATTCCACCACATGGTTGTAATACTATGCTTCCGCTACTATAATTAATAGTGCCACATGATATATTTGTTACTGTCAATATTCCTGCAGGATAATTACCACTAAAAATAACATTAGTAATTAAAATATACCCAACTACATATGGAGAAGACCCAGTAGCATCAATAAACTGTGCATACGATCCAGTATTAAAACTTCTCACATCATCAACAGAAATAGTAGTTGTTGCTCCGTTTCCTGAAAACGCCACAGGAAATCCTGTCACGTTACCAAAACAGTCAGCGCCTTTGGTGCCATTAGTCCCAGGATAACCAGAGAACCCTACAACCGTGCCTGATGGTATTGTGTTTCCTGAGCTTGATGATCCTGAATATATTCTTGTAACAACTAAGCTATTTGTCCCGCCACCAGAAATGATAACACCATACATTGATGGTGAACCAGGTATATAAACATAAGCACCATTTGAATAAGAAGTACCATTAGCAACATCTATTACAACTGATGAATTAATAGCAGGAACTACAAACGAAGCAGTAGTATAAGTGACACCAACAGGAGCAGGAATCATTCCATTACTTATACGGACTTGGAATTGTCCTGCAAGAGTAACAGAAATAGAAACAATATCTGTTACTCCAGGTGTTACGCTCAAAGCATCACCAATACGAGTTACGAAGTTTGTTGGGTTTCCGCCTGTACCGAAAGATATAGCATGACTGCCTACACTATCTTGTGTGACAAATATATCAATTTGTGTTCCAGGATTAAACGTAAGAGGGTCAGGAAAATTTATATCACCTGTTGCTGTTAATTCATAAATTTGATTTTGTGTGTACGATATACTGGTTAATGGAATAACACCAGATACACTACCTAAAGAGATCGGAGTGCCGCCAGAAGATCCTGATACAGAAGACCAGTATACGTTTCCAGCTCCATTTGATGTAAGTACTTGCCCTGAAGATCCTATGCTACCTTTAGAATCGTATATTACAGAATTTTTGGGCAAACTTATTGCTGAAAATGTTGAATTTCCTGTAACTGCCATATTTCCATTGACATACAGTTTTAAATTACTCTGTAAAAGATAATTGTATTTATTAAGAAATTCTGAAATACCTGCCATCTATTAATTCCCCAAATACATATATCCTGATGCTACATCATATTGTGTATTGCTTGTTCTAAATTGATCAACTTGTTCCATATATATATCGTAATTTGAAGTAACGCTATTGAAAAAATTGGTCGGAGAAGATGTATCAAATGAAACACTCAAAGATGGCCCCATGATACTTTGTAGAGTATCATGCGTTGTCTGTATTTGTGTTAATGCGCTAGAAACAGTATTACTCGATCTATCAAATACATCTTGAAACGATGATGTTAAGATTCTTTGGACTTCTGCAACAACAGGATCATGAAATGTTGTCAGATAGTTAACAGAAGGACTAAAATTAGGATCAGTTGGACTTGTTATTGTAGAATCGCCATTTGCGCTTACTGTTGATGCAATGGCAAGACTACCAGATAACGAAGGGTTTCCTTGAGAATCTTTAGCTAGTCCAGTAGCGATAACAGTTGGCGGAAGCTGTCCTGCTTTTATTGCATTAACTGCAGCTTGGCCTTGATCTGCTGGAATACCTAGAGCTCCAGAAATGGCAGAAGATTCTATAGCAGAAAGAAGGGTTGATGTGTTACCTAGAGCTTTAATGCTATATTCTACTTGAGCAATATATGATGTTATAGAATTTAGAGCATTTTCTATTTGCCCAAGAGTAGATTTTTCAATTCTATTAACATATTTCTTTTCAAGTGCAATTGCGCAAGCAGAGATTTTAGGAGCAGCACTAGAAATAGCAGCAATTAAATCTTGCATAGCTTGTATATACATGATAATCATCATAGCGTACATGATATACGCTTTGTACTGAGGAAGAGCAGTTCCAAATACTAATTTCGATATCCATTTAACAATGGAAAATGGATCAGGAGAAGGAATAGTCATAATCGGTATAATTTTTTGCAATTGATCTTTCATCTCATCACCGATCCCGTCTATATGGTCGATAAGAGATTTAAGATGTTCTTTAACTAAAAGTTCTAAAGCAGCGCAATCAGTAGTTTTTTGTATCTGTTTTGTGATATCTTTTATGTGGTCTAAATTAGCAACCACAGATCCCATCGCAATACTCATTTATATTCCTTTATGATTTTGCTATATTGGTTATTATACCATCATGGACGCTTATCATTTTTCCTGTAATATCGGTAAAGGTGCCTGAAGCACCAACAGTAGTAGCAAGAGAGCCAACAGCAGTTAATCCTCCATGAGGAAGAGTAACCCCTCCTGGAGCATTCAAAGTTATACCTTCTGCCGCAGTCATTACGATACTTTTGCCAGAAGTTATACTTACATTACCTTGAACATAAACAGTATGGTCTTTGACCATAACTTCAATATTGTCACCAACAGTTTTTTTAACAAATTGTCCATCTTTATTTATTTCAATATAAGTACCACTTTTGTGATATATTCTTATTCTTTCGTTGTCTTTGGTGTCATCAAGTTCGATAACATGACCGGACAATGTCTGAGTTACATTATTATAAGGGTATTTTGCGGCAAATGAAGAGGCAGGTTCAGGACCAACCAGATTATCTTGGATGGTGTTCTTGCCTCTAGATAATCCTGAAAGCTCATTACCAGTATCTTTACCGCCAACAAGTTTAGCGTAAGTTCCCCAGATAAAGGGCATGTTTTTTTCATTGCCATCAGCAAAGAAGCCAAATACTACAGCGCCATTTTTTAATGCCGGAGTTTGATTTGTTCCTGCTACACCACCTGATGTTGTTGGTAGAAGTGGAATAGCCCAACGCAATTCTTCAGTGCTTACGTCATTTCTTGAGTGTTCGTTAATTACTCTTACTTTAACACGCCCAAGTTGCTTAGGATCATTAAAATCTTCAACAGTACCAATAAACCATCTTAAGCCTTCTTCGCCTAAATGCTGAGTAGTCATTATATCGCCTCCTGATATTCGCCTTTAATCAATTCCATACTGCACGTATACAATCTCTGCTTATCAAAGGTTATAATGTGTCTCAGTTTAGACACTAGATAATTGCCGGAAATAAGTCTGTTATATTGTGTTTGATCTGTTGTACCAGTCATTCTCGGTAGGTTGACTTTAATAACATCACCTACTGTTATCTCAGAATCGCCATACACATGAATCTGAAACAGATTTTGAATAATCTTATTGACAAAAGCTCTTTTTGGACCTAAAGCATCAGCAATATAATTTTCAGGAAACTCACTACTTGTTGGCACTAGCATCGAAAGACCTTCTTTATCGTCTCCGTATTGCTTTTCAAAACTTGTGCTATTTAATCCAGCAGAACTATTTTTATCAGAAATAGATTTAAACTTGTCTTGCTGATCAATATTTACATAATGATTTTCTGTTATAGCGCCTGTAAGAATATCAAACTTTCTGACTGTATTTTGTATACCACCAGAGTTTAACTTAGAAGCTGTATCGAATGTGCTAACATTCTTCATACCGAGAATATTTCTATATCTTATAGCGGCAGTTTCTGTTACTGGTTTAGAGTCATAATAGAAAACCTTATCGCCGATTTTATCTTTACCTTGGTCGAAAAGATACTCTACTGTACAGAAATTATATCCTCTTTTATTTTCAAAAAACACATAAGATGATGAGTAGTATTTTTGAGAAGCAGCTCTTCTTCTGACAAAGTCAACAACCTGAAACGGAGCAAGTCTAGAAGGAAACACATCTTGTGGTCCCTTTGATGGCTCAGAGTGGTAGTTTTTCTTTGATCCGATATACTTTGTGTTTCTAAGCATATCAGAAACAATACCTTCGCATGTACCTTGAAGTTTGGTCGTCACCACTCTTGATGCGTTTCTTAGATACTCTTCGCTACAGCATTTAAGAGTATAGGTTTTGTATTTGCCTGTAAGATTTGTTGTCGCTTGAGTTGCTGACTGAAGATAGAGTTTATATGTGTTGAATTGTAGAGAGTCAAAACCTGCAGTTCTAAATGAAATCTCTACAAACTCTTCACCAATTAAAGGAAATTGTGACTGTAGATCAGCAGAATCTTGAATTTGAATTTCTGCGTAAATTACAGGAGAAAGAAGATCTTCATAGATGTTTATAGAAGTTGTTGTAGCGATTAAAGAAATAGAACGCTTACCATCAGCAGAACTTAACTGTAGCTTTTGTATTTCTACTGAACCGTCTCTTGGGCTTGTATCTGATGCCATAGTTTATTTGCTCAACAGTAATGTAAGTTGATTCGAAATATCATTTCTTCTTGTTTTATCAATCAAGAACATCTTTCTTTTGTTTTCATTCTTACTGAATTCATAGTCATAGAAACTTTGAGGTGCCCAATAGATATCTTCATTAGCTGTAATATTTCTTTGAATATTATTACCACCGTTAGCAATAGTGTCATCCACAACTGGCTGTATTGTTGCAGTTGCTCCGCTAATACTACCTTGAATTTCGCTATAAGCAAAGTTGCCAAAAACATCTTGAACAGTCAAAACAGAATTGGTTGAGTCAATTGTTTTGATAACAGCTGATATACCCGAAGATGCTGACGAAATGATATTTGTGCTGTTATAATATGCTATCTGATTTATGGTTTCTCCAACAACAAAGGTATTAGATCCGTTGTTATAAGAAAACGGAACTGTGCATACTCTATTTGTTGTTATGTAGTCGTCCACCCTTTTGCGCGCGTACGAAAAGGTTCTATTGGTATTATCGCTGATAGGATTCCAGTATTTCTTTACTTCTCCAGGAAGAGAATCGTATCCGACTTGGTCTAATACTCTAAAATCATTTTCCCAATTAGTTTTCCACGAATGGATATTAGATTGAGCATTCTCAATCGATCCATACTTTTTGATGATAAATTCATTGAAGTCTTCAGGCGATAATAGAAACCCATAATACGGATCCAGAGTTTGGTTTGTATGATAGATTAGCCAAGAAAAGTCAGGATCATTATAGTAGTCATACGAAAGATTGTCGATTCTTTCATAATCTTTCATCGTATATGGATAATAAACCAAAATGTTCTTTTTAGAAACATCGTTGAAGTTCACTCTTGCCATTATGTTTCTGGCAATTTGTCCATTATATGTTATCGTTGGGAATTTTGTAAAATACTGCATGATTAGGTGTTTACACCTCCGCTTACAAAGGTTCTAAGATCACTGAGAGCATTTACCAATCCTTTTTCAGATTGCGCAAAATTAGTTCCAGAAGTTGCTCCATATGCTTCAGCAGTAAAGTATTCAATTTCTTGAAGAGACATACTTAATTGAATAGCAAAAGGACTAGCATCTTTGTAGAATGCAGGAGAACCTAGCGGAGAATAGTTCACAGTAAATCTATTACACACACAAAGTTTAAATTTGTACAGAGGTTTTCCATTTGTGATAATTTGTGGTTGTATCATAAAAGGATAATCTAGCAGATTTGCCACTTGACTACTATCAGCTGTTGGTAGAGTTTTCTTTCTAATTTCATTGATAATAGTAGCTAATTGAGCACCTTCAGCTTGATTAGAAGGAACAAATGTCCAGTTAAAGCTATGTTCTCTGAGAGAAATTCCCTGAAAGAAAACTGACGGATGTGGATTGGGTACTACTCCAGTAAACTGACCTAACGTACCTGCAGCACCGTCATCTAAACTATTAAGAGTAGCTGCACCGAAAGCATATATGTCTGCTGTTGCCTTCTGACCACCATTCGTTTTATCACCATAAAAACGTTTATATGTTTGTTTTATGTTGCCTTTATCCTTAATTGTCTGGGCAATCTGCTCAGCAAGAATACCTTCTGCACCAAGCTCCTTTGTTGTATAGTTTATAGACTGGCCTTCTACCAACTCATTCGGAATAGGAAGAATGATAGTTGACGCAACATCAAACTTCGTAGGAGATAGCGGAGAAGGTCTTGAGTATTTTGAAAAAGCCAGCTGGAAGAAGTATTTGTCAGGCAAATCAAGAGGATATCTAAGAACTTTACTTCCTGCAGTATCGCTTTTAGAATTTTCAACGGCAGATTGCGGCGCGATAGAACTCAGATAAGTTTCTGTGTCTGGGAGATTTCTTAAAGAAGAAATGGCATCAAGAGAAGCTCTAGCAGCAGAACCTGAGAAAAATTGCTGATCGCCGCCAGCAGTTAAGTTATCGACTTGAGATGCCCCTTGACTAGTCATAGTGCTAGTAGATGCTCCCGCAGAAGCGAAGCCACCAAATAACCCATTCAACACCGAAGTAATCCCGCTACTAACTCCAGTAGCTATTTGCCCAATAGGTGTTTTATTTGTGATAAAATTTAATGGGTCTATGGCCATCAAAAATCCTTATAAATATCGTATAATCGTCGGTATCTTATTTATATCAAAGATCTAAGGATGTGTATGGCAACGACTTACAAAGGAAGATTTACGCCGAAGAATATTGAAAAATACAAAGGCGATCCTACGAATATCGTGTATAGAAGTCTTTGGGAAGTCAAATTTATGCAATTCTTAGACGCTAATCCTGATATAATTGCTTGGGCTTCTGAAGAATTCTCGTTGGTATATTTAAGTCCTGTTGATGGAAGGCTGCATAAGTATTTCCCTGATTTTTGGATAAGAAAAATAAACAAAGAAACAGGCAGAGAAGAATGTGCAGTTATTGAAATTAAGCCAAAGAAACAAACAAAACCGCCTGTGATGCCAAAAAGAATTGGTCGCAGATACATTAATGAAGTACAAACGTATGCTGTAAATCAAGCCAAGTTTGAAGCGGCAGATAAATTTTGTAGCGAAAGAAACTGGAAATTTATGGTGTTAACCGAAGACGAGTTAGGAATCAAATACTAATGTCTGTACCTCATTTTGACTTTATCCTTGCGCAAGGATTAAGAAAAGGTCATATCCCAAACAAAACCAAAGCTGCTAGAGATTGGTACAGAGAACGCGCAGCCAAAGTTCCTCGTGTAAGCGAACAAAATTTAATCAGAGGTAAAGTTGACGATTGGACCAAAAAGCCTCTCATCGGCAACATGTACATGTTTAAATATGATCCAAAATTAAAGAATGAACTGCCATATTATGATGTGTTTCCACTAATCTTTCCTATTGGGCCAGCAGATGGTGGGTTTCTTGGGTTAAATATGCACTATCTTCCTCTAAACTATAGAGCCAAACTTATGGATGCTCTATATCAGACGACGAACAACAAAACGTTTGACGAGACAACTAAACTAAAAATAAATTACAGTATACTGAAAAAAGCAACAGTAATGAACTACTATAAGCCATGTATCAAACATTATTTGTTTGGTCATGTAAGATCTAATTTTATCTACATGAAGCCTGAAGAATGGGATATTGCTTTATTCTTACCAACCGCAAGATTCATGAAGGCCACAGAAAAACAAGTCTGGGCTGACAGCAGAAAACTCATAAGAGGATAAAATGGCAGACACTCCTTCTACTTTACTAACAATACCTCCAGGTCAAATTACCACACAAAATGGATTTGACATAAATGGGTTTTATTCAACTGTCAGCGGATATTCTGGTGTTCTTAAGAATAACCTGTTTTTGACTACATTTAGAATACCAACTGGAACATTATCTGCTGCGATACCAACAGATCCTAATAATGTAAAACTATTATCTTATTATATTCAAGCAACAGAACTTCCTGGAGTTGCTATGGCGTCAGCAGATGCTGTAAGAAGATATGGATATGGACCAACAGAAAAGTATGCGTTTTTGCCTGTGTTCAATGACATAACATTGAATTTTATCGTTGATGGATCGGGGTATAATAAGAGATTTTTTGACTCTTGGTTAAATCTTGTTGTAAACTTTGACAGTAGTCGTGGATTTAATAACAAAGCGGAAAATGGCGCTTCTGTATATGAAATTGAATATAAAGACAATTACATAACTGAACTTGACATATTTGTCTACAATGAGTTAAATCAGACTATTTTGGTATACACACTACTTGACGCTTTCCCAATAGCAACAGCAGGAACTCCAGTTAATTGGGGATCGCAAAACGAATTAATGTCTCTTGGTGTAACCTTTACTTACAGAGACTGGTTTGTAAATGAAACAAAAATGGATAGAGATGCCGCGCTGTATCAGGCCAACAAATCTTTAAATGAACAACTGAACAAACAAATATCACAAATAAATAATTTTAACCCAATAGCACAATTGTCTACACCGCCTACCACTGAGCAAATAAAGAGTTTGCTTAATAATAATTTTTCATCACCACCAAGTGGCGGACAGTTTAATTTATTAAACAGCCAAACATTTGATGGTATAGTTTCTTTACCTGAACTTCCATTTACCACATAATATATCAGGAGATTTGATATGGCTTTACCAAAAATATCGTTACCCACCTTTGATTTGACTATTCCTTCAACAAAAGAAGAAGTTAAAGCAAGACCTTTCCTTGTTAAAGAGGAAAAGATTCTTCTCATGGCCCAGCAGTCGGGAGAAGAAAAAGATGTTATCAACGCAGTAAATCAAGTAATTCATAATTGCATTGTTACAGAAGGCGTTGATGTTACTAAATTCTCAACTTTTGATGTAGAATACGTTTTCTTAAAATTGAGATCTAAATCAGTGAATAATATTGTTGAACTTAGCTATAGAGACAATGAAGACGATAAAGTTTACGATTTTAAAGTGAATTTAGACGAAATCGAAGTAAAATTTGACCCAAATAACAATACTAAAATTGAAATCAATGATACTACTGGATTGGTAATGAAATATCCCAATTCATTTACATCACAAAAAGTTGCTAAATCTGATAATCCGGAATTTAAGCTAATTCAACTGTGCGTTGATAAGATTTATGACGCTGATAACGTGTATAGCTCTACAGACGTAACTGAAAAAGAACTTGAAGAGTTCCTCGACAATCTTGACATGAAAACTTTTACGAAAATTAAAGAGTTTTTTGAAACGATGCCAAAATTGTATCACAAAATTGAATACAAGAATTCTCTAGATCACGATAGATCAATTGAACTCACCTCGTTACAAGATTTTTTTACGTTGGGATGAGCCATAATACGTTAGCTAACTACTATAACGTAATCTTTGGTTTAGTCCAACACCATAAATACTCTATTACTGACATTGAAAATCTTTTTCCCTATGAAAGAGACTTATATCTTGATATGTTAACATCTTTCATAGATAATCAAAAAGAAGCATAATAGATGGTAGGATTAATAGCAGGATTGTTTGAAGGTGGGGCGGCGGAAGCTGGTGCAGCTGAAGCCGCCGCATCTGCAGCTATGAAAAAAGCTGATACAGGCAAGCCTGAAGACGCAAAAGCTGAGAAAAAAGAAAAGCCTACAGCTACTAGATCTACAGGATTGGGCGAAATTCCTGTGCCTTCTGACAAATACAATGATTCTCCAAAACCAGTAAGACAAGCCGAAACAGTAGGCAATCAGGCTGAACGCATTAGAGGCAAACAGTTCAATGAACTGATAACAGTAAATACGCAAACATTAAACGTATTGAAGAATATGCACAACTTTCAACAAGAAAAGTTGGAAGAAGAAAATGAAGCCAGAAGAATAGCAGAACTAGAGAAAAAAGGCGGTGGCGGCGACGGAGGAGGCTTCTTTGGAGAAATAGGGGTTGCTGCACAAAAAACAACTGGAATACTGTCAGCCCTAACACCATTCGCTAGTTTGTTATTGCCTTTAACTAAAGAGTTAGACGATTTTAGGAAATTCTTACAAGGAACTGGAGATAAAACTCCTGAACCCGGAACAAAATCGTTCACACGACATGTTACAGAAAACGTTTCTACAATCAGAACTCTCAGCAAAGCATATGGTGCTGCAGGATCAAAGCAAGCTGCAAATATAGCTGAAAGAATTCCAAAATTAATAGAAAAAAGAAATGTAGAAAAAATAATAAGAAATTCTCCTAATGTTGTTGCAGGAAATTTCCCTAATCACTTCAGAGGCGGAAAGCCTATAGAAGCGATAAACCCAAAGGCAACAAACAAGATAACAGGAGCTATTGTAAGAATAATAGAACCTATTGCAGCAAGAGCAACTATAACCGTACTAAAAGCCATATCTTGGGCTGCTAAAAAGATAGCCAATAGCAAATTGCTTAAATTTGCATACTTCATTGATTTTATCATAGCAATATTTCAGTCTGAAGGAAAAATAGACAGAAATGTAATAGGTGAGCTCATTAAAGCATTTATTATGTTGCTGTCAGATAAAATAGCTGCTGGATTAATTGGTGCAATATTAGGTTCTGAAGTTCCTCTTTTTGGCAACATTGCTGGATTTGCTCTTGGGATTATAGCATCTTATGGTATAGAATATTTCGGATCAGTTATTATTGAAAGTGTAGCAACACACTTAGCGTATATGCTAGTCAAAATAGAAACTCCAGGAACAGCTGCACAGAAAATAGCAGAAGAAGTATCAAAATTCTATAGCGATAAATTTAAAGGATGGTTTGGAGGAAATCAAGACACCAAACAAGCAACTCCAACAGCAAAGCCAGCTGCAGGAGGAACCACAACAACAGCACTTCCACCTTTACCTTCAGCATCGCCAAATCCTCCAACAAATGGAGGTACTGGAAGAGCTGGAAAGCCAGGAGCATCTCCAAAGGGAGAAGAGCTGAAAGGCGATTCTTCAGTTTTCGGTACAGTAATAGCAAGCGAAACAAGAATGTTAGCAACTATGTTTCCTACAGCCACAGTAGCTGCGCTTGGAGCAGCATATATGAATGATGCTCTACACCCATCAACAAAGATTAAAGATAGACGTGATGCCAACCCAACAAACAACAATATAGATCCAAAATCTGTATTAGAATTTGGTAGAGGAGATGCGGATGAAGCACACTTCAACCAAATGAAGCCTGAAATGAAAAAAGCTGTTCTTGATGCAGCTAAAGAATATATGACAAAATATAACAAAAAACTTAAAGTAAACAGTTCAGTTAGAAGTGATGCAGAGCAAAAAGTATTATATGATAGATCTGTGGCCCAGGGACATCCAGGTATATTAGATTGGCCGAGTGGAAAGAGAACTCCTGTTGCACAAGTAGGAAGTAGTACACACAAACAAGGTTATGCTATAGACATACACAATGGACAAGACCCAAGAATTGTTGAAATTCTACAAAAGTACAATCTTGTTCATGCATCAAATGATGATCCACACTACACATTAAAAGGTCACGAAAGCCATGGCGGCGGCGGATCAGGTGGCGGTTATGGTGGGTCTCATGGAGGCCATGGACACGCAAAATTAGGTTCTGGACCATCACCACAAGATTATGCAGCAAGACAGGCAAATCCTGGGTATATTTACGGACAGTCGGAACAAAAATCAGCTGAGCCTGTAGCAACAGAACCAAAAAGAACAGTCAAAACAGGCAAAAGAGCGAAAAAGGCCAAAGCAAACGACAACACAGTATCAAACTATATGGATAAACAATCAAATCCTGGATATATCTACGGACAATCTACTTCAGGATTTCCAGGACAAGGTGATGTTCCTGATCCTGAAGCGAATAGAGGATCTATTGATGATAAACTCTATTTCCATTCGCATTCGCACAGAAACTACGGATAAAATATGGCTGCTTCTATAAACTCAACGAGAATTTATCCTACAGGAAGCGGAGATGCAACTCCAGTAAGATCGTCTGGTGAATCAGAAAAATCATTCGTACAGCAAATTACTGAAATAATAAGAATCAGCACAGAATCATTCAAATCTTTAAAAAAGGTTCATGATGCTGAGAAAATATCATTAGAAAAACAAAATGCAGCTGCTCGTATTGAAAGATTAGAAGCTAAAGAAGAAGCCGTAGCCGAACACGCTAAACCAATAGAAAAGCCCAGCCTTCTTGTTACAATATTGTTTATTTTGGGAATTGTGTTATCACCGTTGCTAAAATTTATCAAAAACTTGAAAGAAACGATAGAGACATTCATAGTATCAATAAAGAATATAATAACAGGACTAGTACAAAAAGTTTCTGATATGGCAGATCTTGTAAACCATATAGGAGCATTAGTATTAGGGTTTGTTGAAGGTAAAAATTCTTTTGCAGATATAGAAGGTGCACTAAGTCAATCTGATGGATTTTTAGATAACAAACATAAAGAACAAAAAGCAGCTGAGGATGCAGCAAAAACAAACGATAGCGCTCCTATACCTGCAGCTAAATCTAACAGTACAAACAGCAATACAAATCAAGCAACACGTATAGCCAAAGATGCAACAAAGGGTTATGTAAAACCTAAAAGCACTTCTTGGTGGGATTATTTGTTTGGAACTTCAAATGCAACAAATAATGAAGAAAATAATACAAATTCAAGTGGAGCTATAGATAATAAAAAGTTTGATATTAACAAATATATGGAACTTGTTGCTATACACGAGTCTGGAAACAACTGGAATAGCAAACCAGATTTTGGATTTGTGGGTCGATATGCGTTAGGTTCTCAGGCATTAGAAGATGCTGGATATCTTAAAAAAGGAGCTTCCAAAGGAAGAACTAAAGGAAGAAATGCAGCAATATATGATCCTAGTGCTTGGGTAAACGGATGGGATGTTGATAAATTTTTAAGTTCACATGAAGCGCAAAATGATGCGTATAAGAAAATTACTACAGAAAATTATAATCGCCTAAAAGCTAGAGGCATCATAACTGACAGTATGTCTGGTGCAAAAGTAGCATCAATATTGTTTGGAGCTGCAGAAGGCGGTCTTGGTGGAGCAACAAAATATTTTAAACAGGGCAGAGACACTTATGATTTCTATTTCGGATCAAAAGCCTCTGTAGGTAAATCTGCAACATGGATGGAAAACAAATATGAAAAGGGCGATCCAGTAGATCCAAAAAGATTTGCGCATACTATAGAACCTGCTCCACAATCTTCATTTGTTTTAGAAGAAGAGGAAAATTATGAAATTGAAGAAAGATCTTCTCCTGCTCCGTACAAAGGGTATCAAAGAATGCTTGGAAATACAGCAGATAAACCATCAAGATCTTCTCCTTTTCCAAAAGGATCAGCGCCAAATAGTAATAACTCAGAGCAGTATCTTTGGTATTTTGGCGTAACGGCATAAAAAAAGGGGGGAATTTCTTCCCCCCTCATCATCAATCTTCTTCTTCAGCGATTCGCTTAAAGAACGATAGATCTTCATCATCCTCATCAGTGTTCCAAAGAGTTGCATCCTCTTCAGCTTCATGAGCTGCAGGCTTTGCGCGAGCAGCAGGAGCAGAAGCAACTGGACCAGCGTCAGTATTACCACGCGAGTCAATACCAAGAACTTGATGGAGACGACGCTTCAGTTCGTCATAGCTCTTGAATGTCGAAGGATCAATGATTTCCTGCAATGAGTACTCAGACTTCCAGATCTTTTCAAGTTCCGAGTCCTTGTCAAGAAGAGGAGCGATATCATCAAACTCCGACTTATCGTAGTTACGATAACCGTCGACCTTACGGATCTTGAGCTTGAAGTTAGCGCCTTCCCAGAGATCAAAAGGATTCATAGGAGTTTCATCTTCGAACTGAGGATGCATAGCTGCATTCAGCTTTTCGAAAATCTTCTTACCGTACTTGAACAGGAAAACCTTACCGTCGTTTTCGGGATTAGCTGGATCTTTAACAACATAGATGTTAGAGATATAACCTAGACGGCGCTTCTGGTCGCGAGCTTGCTTACGTTCAGGCGACTTATCGTCGTCCGAAGCGTTCCAAAGCTGGCTGTTGAATTCAGCGCAAGGATCTTTCTGATTGATAGTTGTCAGAGACTTTTCGATGTACCAACCATTGGGTCCCTTGAAACCATGATCCCAAAGACGGACGAAAGGTACAGTTTCATCGCCAGGCGAAGGAAGGAAACGGATAATGGCATAACCATTACCAGCCTTATCTACGGTTGGCGACCAATATCGATTATCTTCTGCGTTGTTTTCAGTCTTGTTTGCGAGCTTATTGATCTCGGCGGTCAGACTTTCAAGCGATGCGAGACCGCTCTTCTTCTTAAGGTTTGCAAATGTTGACATATGTATCTCCTTTGTATGTCGGTGTATAACGTTGTATCCACAATATCATAATATATACTATATATGCTCACTGAAATCAAGCAAAAACTTTCAAGATAATTTTTTTCATTTTAAAAATATCATATGGCACAAAAGGTGCATATTTCTTGCATTTCAGTCGCACTTCTTCCCAAACAAGATCACCATCAAGTTTACTGTCCCAGTAGCGAAAAATCCCACAGGCTTTGTCTAGGATAATAAGAGTCTCGATATTGATTTTGTTTTGGAGGAACAGCTTTAGCAGTTTAGGGTATTGTCCATCTATAACTTTGATAGAGTCATCAAAAGATGGTAACAGCTTATCTAAATCTTGTTCGAAAATGTAGCTGATAGATTCATTTCTACGCTTCCATTCAAGATATGTGTCAGTATATTTGGATTCAGCAACCAAATCACCAACCCATATATTATACCCGTATTTGACAAAATTAGCAACTATAAAATTGACAGGATCATCTTTTTTTGCTAACTTGTGATACATGTACTTGTCTTTACGGGTTTCGAAAGAAGTTTTGCTCGCCCGTGTTTTTCCATTGTACAGAAAGTAATCGTATTTCGGTTTAGAAAAATGATTCTTTAAGGCAATGAAAAGTTTATATGCCTCAACAGCTTCCATTAGATCGGCAGCTTTGATGACTTAGGTAAGAAATTTAAAGATTCTGCTTCTTCTTGAATCTTGCTTCTCATAATCGCATTATTCTTAACCATTGACGCCACAGATTCTACTTCGATATTTCTTTTTTCGCAGTAGAAAACTATGGCGTCAAGGTAATCAAGATTATGTTTCTTCACAAGATCGTCGATTTCCCTCACAAAATCAGTAGAATTCTTAATAAACGGGACGACGTCTTTCATACTTTATCCTTTGTTTACATAAAAATAGTGTTGTCCAATTTGGGCAATTCTAACATAGCCCAATAGATGCCAGTGCGGGTGAATATAGTTAGCATGATAGAATTGAGCGCCGCGTGTAATGTCAGCACAGATACCGTGATATACTTGATATGCAACAGTTTTACTGTCCTGATATGTAGTACTCGCATACATGATAGGTCTATTTCTCATACAAACCCAAGAGAACTGACAAACTCTACCACGCTTCTGTCTTACGACTTTACATGGAGTATTACCAAATCTCTTATCGCCAACTCGATTCATAACAACCTGAGTTACGGCAATTTTACCCTTAATAGACTGATTTCCTGCTTCATAATAAGCATTTTGTGCAAGACAATCAATCTGTTGTTTATCGTAGTTAGATTCATTAACGACTGGCTTTCCGAAAACTTCAGCTTTTGGTGTATTTGCTCGAGCTGTTTCTGAAAAACTCATTATTACAACACTCAAACAAACCAGTGCAATTATAACAATATGACCAAAAGACTTAATTTTATCGAATAGTAACATTCGTTCCTCTTTTAAATTAACGATTCTGGCGATTGCATGTGTCCTTATAGAGCGTCTCATCTCGTGACAGTGATACAATGCTAAAAGAAGATACAAATAATGGATACTCTCGGGTATCTTCTAGTCCATCTCCCTCTTACTGGAGTTGCAAAATCATTATGCTTTTATGGCGGTAATCCGCTGCTTTCTTCTGAAAGCTATGTAAGAGCTCATGGAGGCCATGCCTCCGATTATATTTATATAAGTCTTAGAAATTATTTTATCGGTTGGACTTATTTTTGTAACGTTTGAACTTAGAAGAACACTGACTGATACCTGCACTTCTCACCGTGTGCTTTTCGAGTCGCGATCCCTAGATATCCGCGTGGCGTTATTCGTTGTCAGTGTTCATCAAAGTTTGCTGGGTACTATCGCTCCGT